TTGTGAGCACAAGAGCGTAGTGAATCATCAGGTTTATGGACAGACTCAAGCATAATGTCGAGTGCTCTATTCCATAGTTCATCTTGAGGTTCTTTGGGGATTGCCCCTTGGTCTTTCATAGCTAGTCGATACTGTTGTAGTAAGTAGGGGTATTGGTTGTCACTCATGTGAAAGAGAACCAACCTGTACAAATCATCTTTTCAGATGTCTCTGAAACTCTGCCACGATGGTGGTGAGTCCAATCGGAAGGCCATATAACAGTATAACCTTTTTTTGCTGGTACGTAAAGGTCTTGATGATACCATTCAGTACCACCATCCTCAACGTCATTCAAATATGTCATAAAGACTAAGTGTCTATAAACATTATTGTGATGACAGCACGACCTTTCGGTGTGCCATATCTTAAACCCTCCTCCAACAGGATACCATTGGATACTCATGGGTTCAAGTATCCTAAAGTTAGACATCTCACAGAAGGGAAACCTATCTATGTATTTGTTAAGGACACCTTGCAGTGCCATAACATATGGCTCCAGATGCATTGCAGCAATCTGAAATGGGACGTGCAAATCTTTTGAGTCTTTATAGTTAGGGTCAACTTTAATCTCACCTTCTAATTGTAGTTGCCCATCAATATATGGAAGTATATTCTGACGATTGTAGAAGTCAGTTACCAAATCACATACATCATGATCTATGTAGTCACCCCACACAAAATCAGTTGACTGTGTGCAATGCTTCCCCTTGTAAGAAGTAATCTCAGATTTTAAACTCATATCGATTCGCCTTTGCGTCATCAGGAGTGGACTCATCAAATGCTTGTCTCACATATACCATAGGGTCACCGTCCCACATCTTATACTTAACCTTATCAACCTTACCTCGTATATTAAATGAGATAACAGTCCGTTTAACATCAGAAGTATTACGTGGTCCCTCATGTGCAATAGTGGAAGGGAAGATAATTAAGTCTCCCTCAACTACTGGTGGTTCAAATACTTGTAGTCTACCACTCCAAGGATTATTAAATGGAGAGTAGAATGTAGTAGGTTTGTGGTACTTAGGGTCATACTCTATGTACATAACACAAGACCAACCACTGTGCCCATGATTATGGATACCGTGTGTCTGGTCTCGGTATGATGTCTGGAACCACATGTCAGTAAACTCCACACGTCTTTTGTTAGTGAAGTCTGCTAGGTATGGTTTAATAATATCAATTACAACGTCAGCATAGGAGGGAAGTTTATCTTCCTTATCCTCACGCTCCTCAAAGAAGTCTGTATACAGACTACCATCAGGCTCAAGAAGACCCTCCTCATCGGGAAGGGCATCTAAAATTCTTTTCTTATTCACACTCCAGTCCTTAATCGGGTAATAGATTATGGGGACTGAGAACATAGTCTCGACTGTCATGTCATCTCTTGTAGTTCACGGATCCTATCAGCAACTGCCTCAGCATCTTTGAGGTTTCCTTGTTCTGTTAGGTTATGTAGTTGGTCAATGAGCAGTTCAATAGTATCGTATAGAAACTCTTGGTCTTCCATTGGACGGGTGGCTGGTGCTCTAGTATATATGCACGGGATGCTCCTGTCAAGTACGGAAATTCTTTATAAAGTATTCCGCATCAACAACCACCAATGGTTTCTTATGATTACGTTTCATAAAGAGTATAGGCTCATGGTCTCCAGAGTTTGCTTCTGCCTGAGCATATGCATCATAGACATTTAACTTCTCTTGATTCTTACACTCAATACTAAAGGGAAATTTCTTTCGTGCATCTCGTGCCATGATGAGGTCTTCACCACCTGCACCCATACTCCTAGACTCTATGTCCTCAGGATGTACATCTCGATGCTCTATTAGTTGCTCACGCACCCACTTCTGGAAGTTTCTTCCCTTTGCTTTAGCACTCTGGGGTCTCATATCGAATTGATTACCATAGGTAGTAACCCATACTCTGCACGTTGAATCTTTCTAGTAAGTGTATCTACATCATCATCTGGTTCAATTGGTACCATTTGCTGCTGTATTACCTCTCCACCATCTAGTTCCTCATTCACATAGTGTACAGTGCATCCAGTTACTTTGTCACTACTATCTAGGGCTTGTTCAACAGCGTTTAATCCTTTATACTTTGGTAGTAGTGATGGATGAACATTAATAATGGGGCACTTAAATGCTGAAGGATTCTTCAACACTCTCATATACCCCGCAAGAATTACTAAGTCCACTCGCCATGCTTCTATCAGCATTCGCATCTGGTCTTCATCTTTATGACTGATGTAGCAATGTGGTATACCCCACTTCTCTGCTCGTTTTGCTGCACCACATTCTTTCTTGTTGTGTATCATCAACACAACTTCATGTTTATCACATGACTTGACAATATTTTCAAAGTTTGTGCCGTTTCCTGAGCACATCACGGCTAGTCGCTTCTTCATCATTAGGTAATCCGAGAGTTTTGTATTCAAGTTGTTGCCTCAGAAAGACTACTTCGTCTTTCAGTTTACCATTCTCAACCTCTAACTGGTCAATATGTTCTTGATACACAATAATCATACTGGCTAATTCCTCGTTTTTACTTTCGCATTCCCAGTCCATCTGGACCTCTGGTTGAAAATGTTAATCTGAATAACCATCATCGTCATCCCAGGCTCCATAACCTCCATCATAACGTTGTGGATCCTTACCTACTTGGTAAGCATCTACATCTTCTTTGATTGCTTCCTCCAAACTAATTGCTAACAACTTAAGGTTGTGTGCAATTGCTTTAACTTTATTGTAGTTCATAATATAAGAAAAAAGGGGACGTGATGTCCCCATTATTTATCCCTTAACGCTGTTTGTCAAGCTCTTAACATACTTGTGACCTCTATAAATGAGCTCGTTTTCTGTTGAGTTGCTTTCCTTTTTAGCATTGGTATCGTACTTGACACCACGGTATGTGACTTGTGCCATTTGTTTACTCCTAAAGTAGTTGGATTTTAAGGCCCCGTTCCTTTAGTCATTTTCGTCCCAATTACAATCCAAACCGACTGACTCTACTAGGTGTACCTTATAAATGTCAACTATCTCTGCCTTTTGAACAGGAGATAAGTCTTGCTTTGAATTAACTCTGTCTATCTTTTCAGATATGTCAGAGCAGGTAATAGCAGTGGCAATTAAAATTGGAATCATGGGATGAACGATCCGTTCCGTGACTTACTTGCGTCCCTAGGGGATGAACGTATTGTCATGATAGCATGACATTTTTATTTAGTCAAGCAGACTTGTTATCTTTGTTACAGTTTTTCTTTTTCTTAACACCCTTCCGAGTCGTGTGTCTCTTCTTTGCGTCTGGATGTGGCGTACACTTCTTCTGCCTCTTCAAGTCCCTCTTCAAGGATCTGAGGAAAGATAAGTGCTCCTTTATACCAGCTTTCGGGTCTTTCAGCGAGAGGATCAGTCTCTCTTCTGGAGTCTTCCATCGTCTTGTCATTATCAAACCAAGCTTTTCTAACCTTCTGCCAAAGATTAGAGTTTAAATCCACTAAAGGTATTAGATTCGACATCTTGTTTAATTCCTCCAACGATATAAGATTCAATCTCAGTTTCCTGAGGTGCATTTTGTTGTCCTTTGCTATTTAGCCAGTGTTCCGTCCAAGGTAACGGATTATTCTTGGCGGGTATATCGTAATAAGGTGTCATGCCGATTGATTTCATACGACGATTGGCAATCCATTCGACATACTGTCCGAGCAATCGCTCATTCAATCCAATCATAGTACCTTGGGAGAATAAGTATTCTGCCCAATCTTTTTCTTGATCTACTGCTTCTATAAACATCTGCAAGACATTCTCTTTCTCTTCTTCTATAATCTCTAGTAACACAGGGTCATCTCCTGCTTGCCACTTCTTGATTATCTTTTGAGTTAAGTTAAGATGTTGTGATTCATCTCTTGCAATGAGGGAAATTATCTTGGCAGACCCCTCCATGAGTTTCAACTCCCCAAAAGCAAATGAGCAAGCGAAACTTACATAGAATCGTATCCCTTCTAAGATGTTCACATTTACAATAGCTCTATAAAGTGAACGTTTTAAATCTTTAATAGTCCATTCATGACTAGGAGATTGTCTGGCATCTGGTGCCCACATGTTGCCACTAGCATACTGTCCAGCATACTCAATGAATTCATTGTATGCTTTAGTAACAGACTCTGCTCTTGCCAAAATTCTCTCGTCATCTAAGACTGTATCGAATACCTCAGACGCATCTGGGTAAACATTCTTAATTATATGTGTGTAGGATCTGGAGTGGATTTGTTCCATAAATTCCCACACTCCGATGCAACCTTCTAACTCTGGCAGCGAGCAGTAAGGTGCGAATGCCATACCAGGACCTCTTCCTTGTACCGAATCCAATAGGATTTGGTACTTCAAGTTAGAAGTATAGATATGTTTTTGTTGTTCGTTAAGGGTCTTGTAATCAGACCTGTCCTTCTGTAGTGATACCTCTTCAGGTCTCCAGAAATATCCTAGTTGTTGTTGAGTAAGCCTATCGAAATCAGGATACTTGAATTCAGTATACTGTTGCATACCTAGTGGTGCTCCGAAGAACATAGGTTGCTTACTAATGTCAGTCTTTTTTGGATTGAATACAGTTAATCCCATTGAGTGCCTAACCAGATGTCACGTACATGTTTTTCCTCTTGAGATAACTCAGGAGGATAGACTTCCTTACCGTCTTCATCAACGTCAGGAAGTTTTACTTGGGGATGATGGTCATCGTCTTCCAATGCTGGAATACAAACTTCAGCACAGGTCTCCTCTTGCTCATGCTCTTTACAAACATCTAAACATTCAAAATACCTGTCCTGTTTTTCCTTCATTTTCCCTTAAGTGTGTTCCAAAATATTTGCCATAGAGTCTTCTTAGCATCTCCTTGAATCTCATCAAAGATATACATGTTAAGACGGAAAGCATAGTTTGCTTCAGCAATTAAAGCATTCTTCTGCGATTCACTTAACACCAGACAATCTAGGGCTGCTCTATAGTCAGTCTTAAATGCCTTGGCATCTGATATATGAGGGAAGTCATAGAAGTGTAAACCTTCACCCTCTGGAGGGTTGAGTGACTTCTTCGCTATACCTCTCAGTATCTGACCACCAGACAAGTCACCAATGTAACGTGTATAATGGTGTGCTATCAGTAAATAAGGATCATTATCTGATACCTCTTTAATCCGATTGACATATGTCTTTGCAGCTTGGGAAGGTTCCAACTTATCCCTAAAGATGGGACCGAAGAAGTATCTTAGGTCTTGCTCTAGGGATGCTTCCCTGTTGAGTTTAACACACCATTGCTTCAATGTCGAGGCTAGTGGGTCATTTGTCTCACGAATCTCTGCTTCCATGTTGGAATACACATGGTAGAAATTCACTAACAACTTCCTATATTCCTCAGGGTCTACGCAACCCTTAAGAAATGAGGATACAAATTTAGTATTCTCTGCTGCTGAGTGGGACTTCTTAGTCCCCTCTTTTATTTCTGCACTAAACATAACAACCTTCGCACTCCGCTTCACTTATGTCAGAATTTAAAATATCATTAACCAAATCATCTGTGGTAGGAAGGTCATCCTTCCATCCAATTGGATGTGCTGGCTCATCTACATCCTTCTTAGCATCATATGTATTCTGATAGTATGATGTCTTCCAACCTAACTTGTAGGTAGTTAGAAGGTCTTGTGCCATTACAGACACTGGGACTTCTCCATCAGGATAATTCTCAGGATTGTAACTCCAGTTACCAGAAATGCCTTGGTCAAAGAACTTCTGCATAACTGCTACGACATTGATGTAACCACTGTTGTCTGGCATGTCCCAGAGTAATGTGTAGTTGTTTTTAAGTGACGTATACGATGGAACAATCTGCTTAAGTGGCCCCTTCTTGCTCTTTTTAATGGACAAGTAGTCTCTAGGTGGCTCGACTCCATTGGTTGCGTTTGACACAACGGAGCTGCTCTCCGAAGGCATTTGTGCGGACAATGTTGAGTGCCTAAGACCGTAGGCTGTGATATCATTCCGTAGACTATCCCAATCATAGTTTAACTCGTTAGGACAGATGTCATCGACATCCTTCTTATATGTATCTATCGGGAGGATACCTTCGTAATATTTCGTGTGTTGGAATCCTTCACATGCTCCACGCTCCCTTGCGAGACTGTTTGATGCCCTGAGAAGATTGTATTGGAATGCTTCAGTCAATTCATGGACTAACTTCCATGCTTCTGGGTCAGAATAGTTAACTTCATTACGTGCTAGGTAATGTGCTAGTCCAATGTATCCAATACCCAATGACCTACGTGCTAGGGTGCTACGTTTAGCAGCATCCACAGGGTATTCCATGTAGTCAATCAACTCTTCAAGTCCTCTGACTGCTAGGTCACACAACTCTTCCAACTCTTCCAGTTTATATACCTTACCTACATTGATAGCAGATAGAATACACAGTGCTATCTCACCACCACCATCATCAATGTGATTGATAGGGTCAGTAGGTAGAGTAATCTCCTGACATAGGTTACTCATGTTAACCTTGTCTGTAAAGGATGAGTGTGAATTACAGTGGTCAATATTCATGATGTAAATACGACCTGTCTCTGCTCTCTCCTTAAGGATGTCTAGGATTAATTCCTGTGCTCCGATGGTAACTCTTGGAACACTACTATCTTGTTCGTATGAAGTATATAAATCGTCAAATGCATCAGTGCCAAAAGCATCATACAGACCTGGAACGTCGTGCGGGCTAAAGAGACTGATTTCTTTATTGCTAATGAATCTTTCATAAAACAGTTTGCTAAACTGAATACTGTAGTCTAACTTTCGTACTCTATTGTCTTCGGTTCCTTTGTTGTTTTTGAGGACGATGATGTCTTGGATTTCTTGGTGCCAGATTGGGAAGTGGACTGTTGCGGAGCCACCTCTGATGCCATTTTGAGTACAGCATCGAACAGTTGACTCAAACTTTTTAAGGAATGGGACGACACCTGTGTGTTGAACTTCTCCCCCACGGATTTTCGCATTGATGCCACGGATCCTACCCGCATTAATACCGATGCCTGCCCTTTGAGCGACATAGTAGCCAATAGCCATATCACTGCTAAAGATACTATCGAGGGTGTCATCAACATCAACCAAAACGCAACTTGCAAATTGGCGAAGGGGGGTTCGTACTCCCGCCATAACGGGGGTTGGGATGTTGATTTTGTGTCTTGAGATTGAGTCATAGTAGCGTCTTACATAGTCCAGTCGTGTTTCTTTAGGATAACTTGCAAACAATGTTGCAGCAATCATTATATACATCTGTTGCGGTGTCTCAAACACCCTACCGTTACTTCGGTCTTGTACGAGATATTTATCTGCTACTTGCCTAAGACCAGCATATGTAAACAAAAGATCTCTATCATTATCAATGTATCCATCAATCTCTTCCCACTCAGAGTCGGAATACTTCTCAATAATACTTTTATCATAAACTTTCTTCTCCACGCACTTATTAATATGGTCAACAATATAAGGACGCACGTCAGGGTGCTCTCCATACACTGACTTTCTCAGACCATATAGTAAGAGTCGTGCAGCAACATATTGATAGTTAGGATTGTCCAAACTAATCAAATCATTAGATGACTTGATAAGAATCTCTTGGATATCCTCACTTGAGATACCATCAAAGAGTTGTAGGTTGGCATTCATTTCTACTTGTGACTCTGACACACCTGCCAGTCCTTCACATGCAAACTCAACCATCCTATGAATCTTCTCAAGGTTAAGGGGCTCTTGACCCCGACCATTACGTTTAATAACGTTGATCATACTCGTTTCCATTCGTTAAGTTTTATTTTTGCTTGTATACCTTGATAGGTATGAGATTTTATAATCGATTGTGGGTTTCTCCCTTTCAGTATCATATCATTAATGTCCTTTTCTGTCACCTGCTGTGGCCATATGATTACTTTTTCACCTCTGTCGATTGACTTGGTGACTCGCTCGACGATTTGTCTGTTACGAGGTTCGTTATCATAAACCCAAATATAATCGCTCCAACCACACGACCTAGGATCAAAGTCAGACCCAGCCATCGCAACGGAATTATCCAAGAAGAGCGAGTCGATTGGTCCTTCGGTGATGTAGATTGGTTCACTTTCATTAACATTATTAAGTCCAAATACTTTTTGTTTGTCCTCATCAAATAAGATAGTGATGTATCTCATTGTTGAGTTAGGTAAAAGAGATCTACCTTGCACCCCAAACCATTTACCATCCTTGTCAGTCAGTGGAATAATGATACGAGGTCTATCATTCTGGAGACTCTGAAAAGTACCAGGTTTCTTAGAATTAATCCAAGTTTTAAACCTATCAGTATAATACAAAGAGGATAACTTTTCCTGTGGGATTTGTCGTTTCTCTAGGTATTCTCTTGCCTGATGTTTTCTATTTAGCTCCCCTATACTCTGAAGATCTTCAACCTTCTTAGTAAAGTTAGGCTTGCTGGATTTATACTTTGGATTGGGTGTGTGTCTCCCCTTACCAGTCATTCCAGACTTGTATTTCTCCATAACAAACTGGTCATAGAGGTCAACAGCATGGTCCTTTAAAAAATTCCCAAGACTTCTTCCTACACCACAGTTGTGACACTTGTAAATGTATTCTGATTTCTTGAGAAAAAAATACCCCCTTGCTTTAGTGCGGTGCTTCTGACTATCACCACAGTAAGGACAACGGAAGTTGTATAATCCTGGTTTTATGTTCTTGAACTTGTCAAGTCTGGTGTTGAGGAATCGTATGTATTTGTCCTCAACGTAGTCCATGCAATTCTATTAGGTGTATTAACTGTAGCAGATGGCTTTGTATCTGTCAAGTTTCTTAGGACCGATTGTCCGACTGGACTAACCAAGCAAGATAAAAGAGACAGAGCACCAAAAATAGTCCACATCTTCTTTTCCATGAGTCTAAGACGGTCATCGACCTTTCTGATGTCTCTTTCACAACCTTTCTTAATCTCCTCTGCTCTACGATTTACTTCACGATGGAGTGACTCCACCTTCTCAAACAATACAGCATCTATTCTATCTTGCTTGTCAAGTTTCTCGTTATGTACAGCAAGAAGTTGACCCATCTTCATAGAATTATCTTGAAGAGTGTCAACTACTTTTTCTAATCTTTCTAAAATTGCTGTGTTAATGTCTGACATTTTCTGACCCACCCACTGTGGTACCATTCCTTGTTGCTAACTCATACATCTTCTGATGTATTGAGTCTTCCTCTACTTCAACAGCGACGGGCCAATTGTCATAGGGATGTGGTTCGTATTTATAATTAGGATCAAACCATTCATCGTAAGGCACTTTGTCTGGTGCGTAATAAGTCATTGATTAGTTAATGCTTTTTGTCTCTTGTCCCAATAGAATTTAATCACTTCATTAGGATACAGTCTCTTGATCTTAATCTTCTTATGACCTTCTGGTCTAAAGATTTTCCTTAACTGAATTTTAATTTCAGCAGGTGACCTACCGTATAGGACAAAATTATCTATACCGTCATAACAAATGAGGTATGGAAGATAGTTATCTTCCTTGTCTGTTGATGTATAAGAGCCTTCTTTCAAACCCTTATTAACTGCTGGACTAGGGGAATCATTCCCTGTATAAGCTCTCTTACGATTCTTATATCCAGTGGGAACACCTGTTGGCATTCCAAACTTGCGTCGCTTTGGTTTACCATGACCTAGAAGAGGATCGTATCCAGCAACAGGTCCAGTAGAAGCAGCACTTCCAGAGAAGCCACCGTTTCCTGCACTCATTGTTGGAGCATCTTCATTAATCATAGGTCTCTAAGTAAATCTGCGACATCATCATCTGTATCTACCGTCTCTAGTGACCCATGATATTCTGGATACCTGTTAAGGTATATAAGAAATGTCTTTATGAGTGACCAGTATTCTCTCTCAAGTTTATACATGAGTAGAGGTATGGTAGCGTCACCAAATACATTAAACAATATAATCATATGGTTTAGTATGAGGTTCACTCGGAGGATACCTGTTTTTAAATACCTCTTGAGTAATCTCTTGAGGTATTTAAACTTCTTCATATCCTCCATGAAGTCATCTACGGTCACCGACTGAGGGTTATCGTAGTGTTTTATAGCGAACATCAAATAGTTTTTTTCATTGAGAGTATCAAATTGCATTACAAAAATAAACTAATTACTAACTACCGAAGGTAAGTGTTGCAGCTCCGTTTGTATACTTGGTCTCTGCACCCTTACTTGTATTTAACACGCAACGATACTTGTAACCATCTAGTGCATCACTAGCAAGTGCACTGTATGCCAGTGTTGCTGTAGTGAAGTCTGCATATGTGATACCAGTGTCAAGTCCACCAGCACCTCCAACGATATCTACCCAACGAGTAGTAGCATTCTTGGTCTGTCTTTGCCACTTGTAAACCTTAGTACCTGACTGATC